AAAGATATGGAGCCTGGAACAGCGGCGGCAATGGAAGTTGGAGGTAGTCTAATTTCATCGGCCGCTGCATTTATTTCAGCGGAACGTCAAATGGCGTTTCAAAAAAGGATGTCGGATACTGCGCATCAAAGGGAAGTTGCGGACATGAGAAAAGCCGGAATAAACCCGATATTATCGGTCACCGGTGGACATGGCGCTTCTTCTCCTTCTGGTGCTATGGTTACACCTGATAATCCGCTCCGAGGTGCAGCGCAAACAATGCTTAATTATCGGTTGGGAAAGGAAACGGTAAAAAATATTAAAGCTGATACAGCATTGAAGCTTACTCAAAATCAGGTGAACAGTGCTACAGCAACAAAAGAGGCAGCTAATGCCGCTTATAGTACTCGTATGCTTGATAAAATAGAATGGGATATTTTTAATGCATATCAGGAGTCAAAAATTAATTCCGCTCATGCGGAAAGTGTTATGCTTGATAATCAGCTCAAGCGATTGGATAATCAGTTCTACAGTTCAAAGCCCGGAAAAATTGTACGTTTCGGGCAAAAAGCCGGTCAGGCGCTTGGTGATATATTAGGTGCTCCGTCTGGTTTACTTAGGGGACAGCGTAAGTATGATAATCGTCAAATGGGGGATAGATATTATGGAAAACAATGAAAGGAGGTGAACCGATGGCCTTTCGTAAAAGGATGTCTAAAAGACGTAGTAAAAGAACGTTCCGTAAACATTCCGGAACAGAGCGACGCAATCTTTTTTCGTCGCCGATGCGCGGCGGGATAAGGATGTAGGATGTGCTTATATCCTGTAATTGCGTACAGGTCGCAGGGGGGACCAAACCCGGGAACGGGTAAGGTTCCCCTTGTGTTTAAACAGGAAAATGCTGACCTAACGCAAAAAATTAAATTGCCTTGTGGGCAATGTATAGAATGTAGATTAGAAAAAAGTAGACAATGGGCAATGCGATGTGTTAACGAAGCTTCTTTACATGTGAATAACTGTTTCATAACTTTAACTTATGATGAAAACAATATAGCCCGATGTCAACAAGGACTTAATAAGCGGGACTTTGTCCTTTTCATGAAAAGGCTAAGGAAAAAATATGGAAGAGTTCGATTCTTTCACTGTGGTGAGTACGGAGAAAATTTTAACCGTCCACATCATCACGCATGCTTGTTCGGTTACGATTTCTTGGATAAAGAGCACTGGGCTACAAAAAACGGAGTGCCGTTGTATCGGTCTAAAATGCTCGAAGAGCTGTGGCCATATGGCTATAGCACTATTGGACAAGTTACGTGGGAGTCTGCCGCATATGTTGCGCGGTATGTAACAAAAAAATTGACAGGTGCTCGGGCTTCTGAGTATGAAGGTCGGACACCGGAATATATCACTATGTCAAGGCGGCCGGGGATAGGGTCAGAGTTTTACGATAAGTACAAAAATGATATTTACGGACATGATAATCTCGTTATTAGAGATAACTTGATTTGTAGGCCGCCGAAATATTATGATACTAAGTATGACATAGAGGACCCGGAAAGGCTGGAAAAACTCAAAGAGAAAAGGAGGGCCAAAATAAAAGATAGGGAGGTATCTGTTGAAAAAGCCGTATACCGGGAAAAAGTATGGGCACAAAAAACAAAACAACTCAATCGTTCATTCGAAAAAGGGGAATAGTATGATAATCAAACTGTACGCAATAAGAGACAACAAAGTTGGCGTGTATAAAAGGTCGTTCGAAGCTCGTAACGACAATGAAGCTGTTCGTATGTGTCGCACTGCGGCACAAAACAAAGAAACAGAGCTCGGTCATTATGCCGAGGATTTCGATTTATATCATATCGCTGATATCGATGATGTCGATGGGCACATTGAAATGCCACCATCTAAGCACCCAGAGCTTATAGTGCCCATTCGACACTTGGTTATCGTTAAACCTGAAGTTTCTATTCCTGCAAAATAGTTTCTCGACGAGAGGGCGGCGCGATAGCCCCCCTAAGGGGCTCGCGCGCCGAACCTCTCGCCAAACTCTCACAAATAGGCTTAGGAGGTCTTATGGAAAAGGCAAGGTATCCCCGGTATCCCTCTCCCGGTCAAAGTGGTTTTGGGCCATCCAAAACGCAGCAGCACATGGAAAACGATTGCAATATGAATAATATTATTGCGAAATATCGGAAAACCGGTATTCTGGTTTCCGAAAATGGAACGGATCGCCGACCACAGTATGGCGATTTTACAACCGTTCCGACATACCAGGAGGCTTTGGATATCATCAATCATGGAAATGAAATGTTTGCCCAGTTGCCGCCGCAGGTACGTCGAAGGTTTGATAATGACCCCGTTGAGCTGTTGCGTTTCGTGGGAAATGAATCAAATTACGACGAAGCGGTTAGGCTTGGGCTAATGGCTCCAAAAGAGGAGCCTAAAATTGATATCCCATTGCCTCCGGTAGCGGCGAAGGCCGCTGAAGTATCCGCGGGTTCCGGGGTCGGTTCCCCCGCGTAGAACAGTTGTATACTTGATGTAACTGTTCTGACTGACACCAATTTTTATAAAAAATGGGGTCTACAAATGAATAAACTTGATAAAATTCATGGGAAAGAGAGGTCATCGAATGCTACAGGACACCTTGGTAGCTGTGTCTACAAACACCACTGCGCAGGAAATAGCAGTCATTGCTCAAGCATTAATGGTCATTATTTCTGCTCTCATCGCAATATTCCAGAAAAGGAGGTAATTAATAATGAAATCCGTAATGGTACATCAATTTAGTCAGGTTCCTAACGTCCAAATACCGCGGTCAGTCTTTAATCGGTCGCATGGATACAAAACTACTTTTAATGCAGGGTATCTGATTCCGTTTTATGTCGATGAAGCGCTTCCCGGTGATACATTCCGGGTTAATACAACCTTATTCGCTCGTCTTGCTACTCCAATTGTGTCAATAATGGATAATGTCTTCTTGGAGACATTTTATTTCGCGGTACCTAACCGCCTTTTGTGGGCAAATTGGGAAAAATTTATGGGTGCCCGTACAAATCCCGACGATGACCCAGAGGATTACATTCTTCCGGTAGTCGAATTTGGTAATGGTGAAGATGCCGCAATTGGAAGTATTTATGATTACATGGGAATTCCCTGCGGCATTGACAATATCGAAGTATCTGCCCTTCCATTGAGGGCGTATTATTTAATCTACAATGAATGGTTCAGGGATCAAAATTTAATGGATTCTTTACTCGTTCCTACGGACGCAGGTCCAGAGGACCCCACGGAGTATGAGCTTAAACAACGATGCAAAAGGCATGATTATTTTACGTCTGCTTTGCCATGGCCACAAAAACATGATGCTGTTGAATTACCGCTTGGTACATCTGCGCCAGTAATTGGGAATGGTCTTGCTCTTGGCTTTGAAGCGTGGGATTCTGGTTCTAATCCTAATTTACAGTTGGGAGCAAAAGGTATTCTTGCTGCGGATATAAATACTATTCAGCTTAATTCTGGCTATGATGGTCTTAATATCGGTTCTACTGCTGCAGGTAATGGAACAAATGTACTCAATAATGGCGCTGTTGGTCTCTCAACTGATAGCGCAAAATCTGGTGTAATTGCTGACTTGTCAGCTGCTACGGCCGCTACAATTAATTCCATTCGAGAGGCGTTCCAGCTGCAAAAAATGTATGAGCGAGATGCAAGGGGGGGGACCCGCTATAAGGAATTGATCAAAAGCCATTTTGGAGTTGACAATCTCGATGCCCGTTTGCAAAGGCCGGAATATTTAGGGGGGTCTTCTGCTCGGATACATATAAATCCGGTGCAGCAAACTTCTGAAAGTTCTGTTACTTCTCCTCAAGGTACCCTTGCGGCATATGGTCAATGCGCTGACAGTTCTGGTGGTTTCCGAAAAAGTTTTACCGAACACTGTACAATTATTGGGCTTGTTAATGTGCGCGCTGACATCACCTATCAGCAAGGACTGAACCGTATGTGGTCGCGTAGTACTCGTGTAGATTTCTATTGGCCCTCCTTGGCACACCTTGGTGAACAACCAATTTATAATAGAGAAATCTATTGCCAAGGCGATGCTAATGATGCGCTTGTATTCGGTTATCAGGAAAGGTATGCGGAATATCGTTATTTCCCGAGTCAAATTACCGGAAAATTCCGGTCTTATGATGGTCTCGGTGCGTATGCAAACACTTTGGAAGTGTGGCACCTTGCACAAAAGTATGATTCGCTTCCTACCCTTGAGGATTACTGGATAAAGGATGCTCCCGATCTTGACAGGGTTATCGCTCTTGCCGATGAGCCGCATTTCTTACTTGATGTATACATGGATATGGTTTGTGCTCGTCCAATGCCGGTATATGGTGTTCCGGGTCTTGTAGATCACTTTTAATCGGGGGTTTTATGGCTACTATTGCTGAAGGTGATCCTATAACTGTTTATGGAGGGAGTAAATCTATGGGTCCTGGTGCTGCTGCTGCTATGGAAGTCGGAGGTAGTCTTTTAAGTTCTGCTGCTTCGTTTTGGTCTGCTGAACGACAAATGGCGTTTCAAAAAAGAATGTCTGACACTGCGCACCAAAGGGAAGTTGCTGACATGCGTAAAGCCGGGATTAATCCGATATTGTCGGTTACCGGCGGTC